GTCCACCCCATAGAAGGTAGCTAATCGTGCCGCAAGCGGTAGTGTCGTTCTCATCGTAGTATTCTTCGGCTCTTGATAGGTACGAGTACATCCGAGTGATAGTTTCTACGCTTACAGGTTTGCCTTGCGCCAACTGCTGCGCTCTTACCTTACCAACAGGCGTAGCACATTTGTTGCCGTTCTTCTCGTTCAGCACAATCCCACGCTTGGCGTTAGAGCGTACCACTTGTGGGTAGTCTGAGTAGGATTCCATCTCCACTCGCTTTCCACTTTTCTTGCGTCCATCCTTCTTGATGATGGCTACAATCTGCGACAATAGGAGAGCCGCCTCTTGCTCCTCAATACGCTCCATCTCCTGCTTGGCGAAGTTCATCTTGTCAACGAAGTAGCCCTCAATAGAGAATCCCTTGACACGTCCTGTCTTTACGAAGCCATCCCAAATCTCAGGGTTGTTGACCTTCATAGAAACCATCCACGTACCAACAGGCAATTCAAAGCCGTACTTCTTGCTCTTGTCGTGTACCTCATCCTCAATAATCCAACTCTCCACAACCGTGAGTCCGTTGATTTCTACTTCGTGTTCAAGCGTAGCGTTGTTCTGATTTGCCTTTTGGAAAAACATCTCACTCGCTTTGCGAATGGTGTCTTGGCTGAAGTAAACGTAGAACTCCTCCTCGCCATTCACTCGGTAGATGGGTTTGTTGGGAACGAGTGCTGCTCCCATTAGGATGCGCTTCTCGCTATCCTGTGCAGCGAACTCCACACGCTGAGAGTTGAGTGCAATAAAGTCCTCCTCAATAGCGGGATGCTCTACGAGGCTGATGGCATCAATCCCCGTGAGTGCCATCGTTTCATCTAAGATTAGTTCAATAAGTTTCATTATCCGAATGTTGCGGTTCTTACTCGTTGGCGTTGCAGTTGTTGTGCGGTGCTAATGTCTTGACTCACCACATACGCACGTAGCGGTCGGTCAAACTGACCACCGATGCTCTGCGCTAATTGGTTCACGCCACTCTGCCCAACGATGTTGAACTGCGGTGGTTGAGATGCTGCGGTAGGTGCAGAGATGGTAGCCGTAGGTGCAGCACTTGCAGAGGTAGGTATCTGCGTTGACTTTACCTTGTTCAGGTTGGCGATACCTCCTGCGATAACGCCTGCTGCTGCGATAGCACCAAACGGAGGCGGGTAGGCACCGAGTGCTTTGGTAGCACCCATATATGTGTCAATGACAATCTGCGAAATAGCAAGTGCCTTGCTGAGTTTTGTGTTCTCTCCTGCAAGTGCAGCGAATCCGCTGATGGCTTGACTTACCGCATCAAGGTTTGCAAGCGTGAAGTTGATGTAGTCCTGAAGATCGGCTGACGTTTTCTCCGTTCCTTCGGCAATAGCATCTGCGTAGAATTGTCCGACTCTTGCTACTTGCCCTGCGCCTAAATTAGCCGCCTTTACCGAGTCATCAACGTACTTCTTAAACTTCTTCTCGCTATCCTCAAAGCGGGCTTTCTCGGCATCTTGGCGAGCCTTCTCAAGTTCTTTGGTCTTGGCGATTTCTTCGTTCAGCAATCCAATAGTTTCGGTCTGCAAACGCTTTCTACGCATAATGTTTGCCTGCTCAAGCTCGGAGATTCTTGCACGTGCCTCCTCAATGCGAGTAAGTCCTTCTTCGGTAACTTCCCCCATAGCAGCCTGCTGCTGAAGAACTGACAAACGCTGACGCTGAACGGCAAGCTCTTGACGTGCTACACGTTCTTCAATAGCCCCTGCACGTTTAACCGCAGCAATGCGCTGCTCGGTGGTCTTGTTAACATCATCGGCAATCAAGCGAGCCTCTGCGATTTGCTTGTTAGCAATAGCACGCTGAGCGATAAGCGCACGTTCAGCATCCTCTACATCGTTGAGCTGCTTGGCGAGTTCACGGCCGAGTTTGCTCTCCCTTGCAATCTCATCACCCAATCCCTTGAATGCTCCCGTTACGCCTTCAATAGCCCCCTTAAAGTCGCCTGAGAATAGTTTAACCAATGACTCACCCAAGCCAATCACTCGGTCAATTACTACCTTGACTGCTGCTCCAAGAAAGCCCATCACCTCAGCGAGCTTGTCCCCGCCTCGTTCGGTTTCCTTGAAGTAGGTGACAAGTGATGTTACTGCAACCAATAACGCACCAAGACCCGTAGCGATGATTGCTCCTTTGAGTGTGGTGAATGCAGAGATAGCACTTTTGATGCCACCCTGCAAGCTGCGGAACGCTGATACCGCACCATTGGTCTGCTTGTCTAACGCCTCAAGCCCATCATTGATAGCCTCGTTGCTTTTTTGTGCGGCCTGTGTGGTCTTGTTGGCCTCAATGCCTACGGCCTTTAGAGCCGCAATAGCGGAGGAGGCATCGCCTTTAATCTCAATTACTTCAACTGCCGCCATTGCAACTTAATATATTCGTTCCATCCTTCGGGTAGTTTGTGCTTGCCTTTGGCGATTTCTATATTCTCACCTGCACCAATCCACTCATCCGAGTTGAGGAGTTCAATCAAATAACCTAAATACGTCTGCTTCATACTACGTTAAGGAGTTCAAATGTTGCTTTGCCTGTGGTCATATTCAGGCTCACGTTGTTGATGATGTACTTGGCGTTGTTCCAAATCACGGCATTCTGAAGGTTCATCGTGATGATTTTACCAACAGGAAGTACCGCATCCACCTCGTACACTCTGCGCTTGCGGTTGTAAAGGTCGGTGATGTAGTCAACCCATTCGGTATTGTAAAGGCTTCGGTTTACCGATTGCAGATGGTATGGGTCTATGTCCGCACCAAAGCAGATGGAATACGAAGCACCTGCGCTTGAATATCGGTTTGATGTATTTGCATACCAAGCAGCCAATATCTCACGGCTTGTTGTGTTATCAGCATTTACAAACGCCACCGAGTTGAGCGAAAGGTCGTAGTCAGCAAAATACCCATAGAACAAAATAGGCGCACCCAAGTATGGATTCAGCGTTCCATCTTCGTTGGCTTCGCTTGTGATGCTTTTGTAAACGAGTACGTTGGTCAGTCCACCTGTGTGTTGGTCGGTCAGCCTCTCAAACAACGGACACTCAAACGGCACTTCAACAATGAACTCATCACCATCAAATTCAAAGAAGTTACGCAGATCACCGAAGCCCTGATTGTTTAGTCGTTGGTATTCGTAACCGAGTACCTGCTCCGTTTCTTGGTACTTGAACTCAATCTCTCGGTACAATGGCGGTCGGTTAACCGTGTACTCGGTGATGTCAAAGTAGGTTTGGTAGTTTTGGTCGCTTCCTGCTGCATACCAATCATCCAACGGCTGAAGCAAGAACGAGGTAGATGTAGTCGGTACGATGACCATATTGTACATCTTGAGTATTCCCGCAAGGAAGTCCTTTACCTTAATTTCAGGCATCAAGTCTTGGATGACCACATTGAAGGTGTAGCTTGCCGATAGCGTTTGGTCTACCGAGAACTCGCTTGTTGATGTGACTGAATCAATGCCCGAATAGTCCGTGCATTGGTAGGTCATTGCAGTTGCTACCTGTGGGCGGATGTATAATTGAATTTCATCGCCCGTTGTGTACGACAAACTTGAGAGCGTTGTGGTCACGGATGTTGATGGGTGAGCATCTACCAATACCGAATAGTCAAACGCACCATTGCGGAATACACCGAGTTCGTAGTTCTCACTCACATTCGCCATTGTGATTTGCAAATCGTATGGCGCATCATCGGGTACTGTCCAAATTTCGGTGGTAAGGTTGAATTGGCTACCGCCTCCTGTGTTGCGGTTGAAGTTAATCAACTGCCAAGCGATGTCGTTACCTCCTGCAAATAGATACCCCTCAAAGCGATGCAGCCATAACGACAGGTCAACAAACGGAGTGGCTGACAAAAATGAACCCGTGAACGTGATACCATAGTGAGTAGCAATCGCATCCAAGATGGCGGTAACCTTGATAGCAGGCTTCAGCTCATAGTAATGTATTCCGTGTTGCTCGTTAGGGTCGTGGTATGCAATGTTTGAATCATCGTGAGAACTATTGCTTGAATTGTAAAACCAATTCTTAACAGGACTCATCAACGGATAAAATATAGGCGCATAAGTGTTGGTGGTCACTCGGTCAAATACCGCATCATCCGTGTACGAGTGGTTGTACTCATCAGGGAACTCAACATCGTAGAGATAGTCATCACCAAACAAATCCGCTAACGTAACCAAATCCCCATAGAAGGTCATCGTGTATGCGTATGGTTCAGTTCCTTTGAGTTGCACACTCTCAATCTCTACTACCCCCGTGCGGAATGGTAAGGAGTTGATTTCAATTCTTGCTGACTGCCTGAAGCGACCATCAAACGTATTGGTCACGCTCGTGCTTGCTGCTCCTGCATTCCAAGCCGTATTCCACGTATTCCAATTTATGCCGATGCTATTCCAAACGGGGCTTCCGCCCGTTTCGGTAGTTATCTGCGAAGCCGTGATATTGGCGTTGTAGTAGTGCTGAAGTATCTCGTTGTTACGTGGGCTTGCAGGTACGGTGAATCCTTGCGTGAAGTCCGTGAACACCTTGCTAATATCCTGCACATTCTGCACCGACAAGTTGATGCTGATTTCTTCATCATCAAACAGGTCAAGCCGAAAGTCGTTGACGTAAATATCTACCTTGTTCATCGTACCAAGCTGCGTTCATCAAATCCGTAAGTAAAGGTCAGCGTGTAGTTGATGAGCTTTTGGTTGATGTGCTTTTGGTATTCAATGCTACCCCTATCAGGTACAACGCTCACCCACGTGCTGCCATCTAATACCGCAACATACTCGCTCATTAGGATGTCCTTGATGGTTTCATCGTAGTCCTCATCAACGAAGCCTGTGTTGAGCGTTAGGCTGTTGCGAGAGTTGACGTTGTACGATTGGTACTTGCCCACCTCAAGCGAAGGCGTGGTGAAGCCATCGTTGTAGATGCTCTTTTGGTACGAGTCCTGCGTGAACGTGCCTCGCTCATCGCTGCGTTTGAAGAACGTGATAAAGTCGGCTACACCGAAGCGGTTGATGAATGCTATTTGGTATGGCGTGTAGCGAGCCTCGCAGATAACGTAGTAGCGTACCCGTGCAATTTCACTTGGTGAATCATCATTGTCCAATAGAATAACATCATAGTAACTGCCTATTCCGTTATCCGTTTGTCCGCTTGGCTTTATCTCGGCAGGTAGGTCGGGGTTGTTCTCAAGGTTAGCCGTACCAACGCCTGCGTAAATTACGAGGTTTTGACTATTGTTTGTGGTTGGGTCAGGTGGCGTAGTACTGCCTCCTGCATTTGTCAGAAGTCCCGTATCGCCACTCTCCCAAGTGATACGGATGCTACCCAAATCATTTGCTTCACTATTGTAAATTGCAAGCACCTCGTATGCTGATGGCTGCACCTGTCGGTCACGTGGGGTTGCGAGCAACGCTTGACTTACTGCCGTAGGAGCGATATTGGTCATCTGCGCCCATCCATCAGTAACAAGGAATTGGTCAGGCGCTTCTTCTTCAGGTTGATTCCATTGGCCTGATACGATACCTCCTCCTGCGTTGTTGTAGTACCAATCACCATAGCCATACACCCACAAGGCTTCACCCTGCGGACTCTGCACAAAGCCGATGTCGTTCCAAATACTGAAGTCGTGGTAGAACTCCGAGCGAATCAGGTCGCTAACCTCAAAGTTGATGACGTTGTTGATGGAGTAATCCTTCTCAAGATTGTAGTTGTCCGTGCCTGATGGGGTTTCAAGACCCGAATAAATACGCAGGTCAAGTGTCATTGATTCAAGCGTATCTCCCGCTACGGAGTTGTTGCGAGCCGTAAAGAATATAGGGCTGCGAGCCATTGAAAGGCTATCGGGTATTGATGCGGTAGGTGTACTCATTTTTTCTTTAGAAATTCTTTGAAATCATCGGGGGTGAGTGCGTATGCCTCTACCAATTCAGCAGGCAGCTTTTGGAATGCGAGGTTGAATGGGCGTGAGTAAAAGAACGAAGCAGGTATTCCCTTTTGATATACGCTTCTTGCAATAAGGAATGCCGTGCTATCGTAGCTCATAAACCTACCGTTCTCTTGGCGGAACTGAAAGCGTCTTGCACGCACCCACTTTTGCATTGCTTCAGTAAGTCCACCCTTCTTTCCCGTTCCTGTTCCGAAACGGAAGGGGCTACCTTGTGCTGAGCCATACGTGCTGCTCTTTCCCTTGACCCCTTTATCTTGGAACTGACCATAGTCAAGCATTGATAGCGTTGCCGAAAACGACTCACCGCTCTTTGATGCCTGTGCGTTCCATTCAATAGAGTCGTACAAATCCTTCGTTACGTTCTTGCGTTGGCGGGTGAGGTTAGCCCTCGCCTGCTGCACCACGTACTTTCCGAACTTGTCAAGCACTACTTGTATGCGCTCCTCCCGTGTCATTAGCAAACGCTGATCTCGGTGTTGGCAAGCAGCACGTCAAACGTAGCAGTCCATCCCGCAAGCAAGTTCTCAAAGCGTTCCAAGAACGGAGTACAGGTGGGGTTGCCGTCTAATTGGTACAAGTCGGAGTACAAAGTACCTCTGCGTAATTCGGTCACCACATCGTTTATTACTGCGAGTTGGGTGTTGAGTATGTCTTGCACATTAGAAGTGCCGTAGAACGGCTCTGCTTGCGCTCTTGGGTTCTCCTTCGTGTCATCTACCAAGTCCATACAAACGAGGCTTACGCTCATCCGCACCACCTGACCTTCAAAGGTCGCTTGGTTCACGATGATATGACTCAATGGAAAGATGGTCTGCTTGTTGAGGTCAACGTCAAATAGGTCACCCGTAGTCACTACGTTGACTTGGCTATTGGCCTCAAGCGTGTCCTTGAGTTTGGTTGTGATGTCGTAAAACTGCCTCATCGTATTGATTGTTTAATTAAGTCGCTTTCAACTTCTTGCTTTTGCTTTTCAAAGGTGAGGAACTGAAGGCACTTGTGTAGCTCCAATTCAGTGACTCCTCCAAACCTTCTAATATCTCCTTGAGCGAGTTGATAGATGGTAGAGTACCATCCCCATCGCTTAGCAAATTGGGCTTGCCTGCTGTACTCGTTTTCTGATTCTCCTTCTCCAAATAGCTCAGGGTAGCCTGCAACAACTCGTTCCCTAAACGATAAAAAAAAAGCGATGCTGCCATTACCACATCCATCGGGGCTTGCTTCATCAGCTCTGCATATTTGCTTGCTGACTCGTATGGCTCTATTAGGTATCTCTCGCCTACTTGCTTGGTGATTGGTCGGTACAATACCGCCATCGTGTTGTGCAGGTTTTGGATGTCTTGAATGTAGGTGTCAAGGTCAATGAACTCACCGTAGGTGATATTGTCAATCTCAGGGATAAACCCGAACTCTTGTTTACCAATGGTGAACGTAGGCTTGAGTTTGGGCTTCTCGTTGAGCATCTTGTAGATGTGACTCGTTACGTTGCTCACGTCTTTGACCCGCACGTTGGGCAGATCAGCAAGAGGCAAGCCGCAGAAGATCTCAAGCATCTTATGGGTAAGGAACTCCTCATCGCCTTCTAACTTCACGAAGCGTTGGTACTGCTCAAGCGTAATCTCGCTCAAGGTGGTGGGTACGTTGACCTTTAGTTCCATCTAATAAAATAACCTTTTGAATTTAACGTATAGCATAGCGGCCGTAGTTCGGCTTGGATAGCTTGTTGTAGGTTGCATAGCGCATTGCATCAATGGCGTGGTCAAAGGCATTAATTGGCTTGTTCAGCAGATTTCCGTTTTTGTCCTCTGTCCACTTGTAGTTCTGCATCTCTTTGATTAGGTTGCTGCTTCGTGGTGTAACGAATAGCTTGTGTCGCTTCAGCACATCAATACCCACTATCACGCTATCTGAGCCCTTTTGCGTGGGTTTTACGTTCCATCCCATACGATGCAACTCCTCAATGGATTTGGGTTCAGCAGAGTCAGCGTATACCTCTGTGCGCCTATCAATGTTTAGGTCTTTCAGTCGGTTGCTGATGTCGGGGTTGGTTAGTCCTGTTTGGTAGATGAGTTCATCCGCATACAGGTTGTCACCTGACTTATACACCGCAACAAGCGATGTGGGGTCGTTGGTGTACCCGAAGTCCATCCCGTAGGCAAGCAAGGTTGCGTCAGCAGGTATCTCATTCATCCCGAATTGGAAGATGGTAGCACGGCTCATACCACGCTCACCCAATCCGTAGATGCGCCAATAGTCCTCATCGGTTTCCTTCAGGCGTTCAATCTCTGCTCGTATGCTGCTATCGAGGAATGGGTTGTCGAGGTAGGTGGTCTGATAGAAATCGCAGTCCTCACGAGGCACCACCTTATCGTATATCCAATGGAACGCATCCGATGGGTTGTAGTCAAGGATGGCCCTGCCTTCGGTACGCAGGATGAGCTGCTGCCAATCCTCATAGGTCAGCTCGTTGGCCTCGTTGATGTACAATAGGTCACGCTTGCGGCCTCGTATCTTTTGCGGTTGGTCGAGGCTGATGAACTCCACGAGGTTACCATTCAGGTAGTATTCGTGGCTTGACTTGTTGTGGTAGTTCTCGTTGTACAGGTCGTGGCTACGCAGTATCTCAAAGAAGTCACGCATCACCGAAGCACGCAGGGACGGGAAGGTCTTGCGGCAGATGGTGATGGTCTTGTTCGTTTCTCGCTCGGTATAATAGAAAATTACCCATAGCAGGATGTTGTATGTCTTCCCGCTACGAGTACCGCCCTGCTCAACGACTATCTTCTTGTCGCTGCGCTTGAGGTGGTTGAATACCTTATTGGTCTGAATCTTCCCCAAGCACCTCTATTTGGAACATCTTGCCTGATGCTACCTCTACCTCTTGGCGTTCTATGTACCCACGCTTCTTTCCCTTTGTTTTGAGAAAGAAGATGGTGGCGGTTGAGTTGCCTTCCTTTATCTGTTTGTGAAGTTGGCTTTCTGCGAAGTCAAGGGCAACGTCTGATAGTGCTTCAACTGCTGCTTTGTAGTCGGCATCCTCACGCAGCCATCGGTAGTGCGTTTCTCGTGAGATGTCAACTGTCTTGCAAGCAGAGGTAACAACGCCTAAAGATTTCTCCAAAGCCTCAAGCATTGCCTTTTTAGTGATGTCATTATTTGCCATATGGCTTGCCGTTTATTTTGATTTCAAGTGATGGGTCAAGTTTGTGCATTCGGTCTACAATCACTTGGCAGTACTTCGGGTCAAGTTCCATACCATAGCACTTGCGGTTGAGTTGGTGTGCTGCTACCATTGTAGTTCCCGTTCCAATGAATTGGTCTAAAACAATATCATCTTGATTTGTGAATTGCATTGCCCATTCAGGTAGGTCTATTGGGAATGTTGCTGCGTGGACTGATGAAAATTCATTATTTCGTTGAGGTTTTCCACGATATATGTTTGGGACATTTCCTCTAAACTTTGCATTTGGTATTGCCCGTGATGCATTTTCTTTTGATGAAATAAAGAACATATACTCCCAAGCAGAGTTCATAACACTTTCCGCCATTTGAGGCGCACCGTGACCTTTATCCCATATTGCAACGTCAATAAAATTGTTTCGGTATTCGTACAGGTATTCTATAAGCGCAATCTTATTACCTGCCAAACTTTGAATGTTGCAGATTAGATATTCTGAATTTAAGATGGCGTTATTGGTGAATCCAATCAAAAGGTCAAGATATTCTGATTTGCTTTGATTGTCATTGTACTCGTTGTATTTGTTGTCACCCGTATGAGTGTTGCCACTTAAAGCCTCGCTTTTTCCCGCATTGTATGGCGGACTTGTGAAAGCCATCGCTGCACGATTTCCGTTCATCAATTTTTCAATCGCATCTGAATCCGTAGAGTCCCCACACAACAGTCGGTGTTGGCCTATCTCTATCAGGTCACCTAATACGATGTCCGTTTGTATTTCGCTTGGTGCTTCGTAGTCATCCTCCTCCGCTTCAAGTACAGGCGTATTGTCAAACGGAAGCTCAAGACCCCAATCTTCTAACGCTTCTACATCCCATTGGTTAGCGAGTAAGTCCCAATCCCATTCTCCGAATCCTACGTTGTCTTTGATGATGAACTCCGCCTGTTGCTGCTCCGTTAGGTTGTCCGCTACGATGATGGGTACTTCTTTGAGTCCTGCTGCGATGCAAGCCTTGAGGCGCATATTGCCACCAAGCACGACCATATTCTTGTCCACTACGATAGGGCGTAGCTCAAGCATTTCAGGGAACTCTTGGATGGACTTCGTTAGCTTTTTGAACTTGTCATCCTTGATGATGCGTGGGTTGGTGGGGTTAGGAATAACCTGCGAGATGGGTACTCGTTTCATAATTAAATAACTCTTTTAGATAGTTGGTAGTTGTGTCTTGCTTGAAGCATCTCTTTGTATTGCTTGAGGTCACCGAACTTCACGTGGCAATCACGGCATAGAGCCATTAGGTTTTCTATGGTGTCCGCCTGTTTGCTCCCTCCCATACCACGTGCTTCTATGTGATGGATGTCTACGGCCTGTGCTTGGCATACCTCGCAAGGAATCCAATCGGTCGTGTCATAACCCATTCCCTTGAGGTAGACTTTTGTGTGGTTCTTCATTTCTTGTAGAGCCAACAATCATCAATGAACGTGGCGTGGGGTAGCAGTTCATCTACGGCTTGGATTACTCCTTGCCAATGTTCGTGGTAGTCATCTCCTGCTATGTAGCCTCCCTTCTTTACTTTGGGTAGCCATAGTTGAATATCCTCTTTGACGGCCTCATAGGTATGGGTTAGGTCTATGAATACCACGTCAAGTGATTCGGCTTTGAACTTCCGTGCTGCTGCTTTGGATGTTGCTCTGATGGCCTTGTACTTGCGCTCTCCCATATTCTCAACGAACAGGTCGTAGATATCTACCTCAGTTGCGAGCTTGTGGGTAGTGGTGAGTTCGTTTGGTGAGCCTTTCCACGTATCTACGATGGTGATGTTTTGGTGTGTTGCTTTGTCGCATAGGTAGGCCGATGACTTACCGAGCCACGCACCGAGTTCTACGAACGTGCCTCCCTCAGGGACTTGTGATAGCAGGAAATCGTATGCTGCTTGGTGGTTGAACCACCCGTCAATTTGTTTGTATGATTTCATCGCAGGGCGTTATAGTAGCAAAGATAGGCATCCACGCAGATGAGTGTTCCTTGCCTTGCGGCAGCAGAAGCAAATAGACCATCGGCCTCATAGATATTCTCAAATCGTAGCTTGGGTAGGTGGTATGGTTTGAACATATAAGATGCGGTGTCTATGTTTCCGATTGTTGGTTGATCGGTAGGGCGAAGCCTTCCCTCTTGTCCCCACGTTACGATTGAGGAGTCAAGGTTATGAAGGTTTGACCATTGCTCGTTGAACTTCGGATGCAGGATGTTATCATCATCCAAGAAGTACACCCAATCATCTTGCGTGAATTGGTCTTGGTAGAGATCAAGGAACTCATTGCGTAGGGGATTACCCCAATGTCCTGTCTTCTTTGAGTAGTGTGTTACGTTTGCGCCTGTTGCTTCTTTGAAGTCGGTAGAGGCATCCATCATAACCACCCACGTAGCCCATTCAGGAATGTACTGCTTGATGCGTTTGAGGTTCTGAGGGCGAGAGCAAGGGGTTACAATGTAAAGCATCGCAGTTCGTTTATTTTGTCCATCGTGAAATCCTGCACGTACTCGTATAACGAATCCGCAAGGTCTTGGACTTGGTTGGGGTTTTCGTTTAGCTTCTTGATTGCTCCTGCCCATTCGCTTGGGTGGTTAATTGCAATGCAGTTGTCTTTGGTGATGTAGGGTTCGTATGGGTGCGTGTTACTCACAATAAGAGCGCACTTACTGAATCCCGCCTCAAGCATCTTCAGGTGTGATTTGCACTTCGCAAACTCGCTTGTCGTTAATGGCACAAGGCTAACGTCAAAGTATTCGTACAGGCGATGATAGTGCGTAGGGGGCATCGTGGGTAGTTTGTATGCTGCTTTCATCATATCGGGGTAGTTATCTACCTCCGCCACATACGATTCGTAGCCCGATAAGTCAATCGTAGAATCTCGGATGTCTGCTTGGTGGTGGTTGCCTCCGATATATCCGAAACGCACCTTCTCTGATGGCTCTCGGTTTATCTGCCAAGTGGGTACGCTGATGGCGTTCGGGATTACTCGGATGTTGGTGTTGTACTTCTTCACCTTTGAAGCGAGGTGCTTGTTGGTTACCCATACCTCATCTGCTGCTTTCATAGACCGAATGATGCGGTCTTTCATCTGCCTTCCGTAGAATCCGTTTAGGGGGTGGTTAGGAGGTAGCACCCACCAATCATCGTTATCAATGATTAGCTTGATACCCTCCTTGCGGCAGAGCCTAACAAAGTCATCAAACGGCTCAACAGGGAATGCACGGCTTGAGAAGAAGTGGGTAATCTTAGGCCATACCTCAGGCTCAATGTCGGTTATCTTCTCAACGAACATTACGTCTGCATCTTGGTGGCAAATCAAAGGGGCAAACACACGATGGTATGCTACCCCTGAGTTCACCTTGTGGAAGGCTACAACGAATGGTCTACTCATAGTGTTCTCCTTCGTTGCCGTTCGTTCCGATGATGTCCATCCGCTTATTGAGTTCATCCTCCATAAGCTCCCATTCCTGTTGTGCTGCATGCATAGCACAGGCACGTACTTGGCGCATCTGCTCACGCTCCCATTGCTTTGCTGCGTAGCGTTCAAGATAGGTTACCCACATACGAGCTGCTACTGCTTGGCGTTGGGGTTTAAACGGATAGGTGCTGCGTAGCCTCGCCATTGCGATACGCATAAATTGCTCTCTCATAGGTTTAGTTCGTTTTCGTTTAGGATGCGGTGAAGGGTGGTGCGTATCTTCTCATACGTTTCGTGTTCCAAGTCAGGCATTGAATCAGGAGCGTACTTGGTCAAAGCTCGCAGTTCGTTATCCATTACCCACATAGCGTACTTCCATTTAGCTCCATTGACTGCATCTTGGAACTCCTCTTGCTCATCGGGTAGGTTGTATACGAGTGTTGCTTTCATTTCTCGTTGGTTTTAAAGGGGTCGTATCCGACTCCTTATAGTTCACCGAAGATGGTGTACGAGTCCAAGTCCTCACCCAAGATGAAGAACTGCTTGTAGAGTTGGATGGCCTCAAGCGTTTTTCTTTCGCCTTCTGCTACAAATTCAGGGGTGATGGAGTAGATACCCACATCCAAGCTCGCCTTGTCAATAGCGATGAAGTAGAACTTGTCAATCGGCACACCGAACAATCGGGTGTAGATGAACGCCTGTACATCATAGCCATACTTCTTAGCCGAGTAAGGGAACGCCCGTAGGTCGGTGGTGGTCTTCAGGTCAGCCAAGAAGCCATCAGCGATGATGTCTGCCTTTGCTCGAAAGGGAATCCCCTCTATCAATCCGATTGCAGGTTGCTCAAACTCGCAGCCCTGAATCATTGACAAAAAGTATTCGTTCCGAAGTAGGGCATCAGCAATGCGCTGCGCTTCATCCATCTCCTTACGGGTGCAGATGTTGCGTTGGCCTTTTGCTTCTTGCCACGCCTTTGCGTTCTTGCTCTGCACCTCAATCACGTTGTACTCCTCCACACGATGCGGCTCAAGAGCCATAAGGTGAACGAGCCTGCCTACCGAGAAGGCATCGGAATCCTCGCTGCCGTACTTGGTAACGTAGTGGTAGGTCTTTGGTGAGGTTAATAATAATTTACAAGCTGAAGATGACAAGGCATTCTTTGAGAGGTTGCCGTAGTAGAAGTCATCATCGTGCATCTTGGATTTGATGGTTTCCAAATCCCAAGTGCTTCCATCAAGTAGTTCTATAATTTTCATTTGATTGGTTTTGTTAAAGATACTAAATTATTCTTAATTGTATTGTCGGTTCATACGAAGCATCGTATTTTTTATTTTCTCCCTTTGGATATGTTTTAGACTGAAATCTTGCTTCTTTCATAATATGCTGCTTTTGCTTTTTAGAAGCACACAAGTACACATACCGATGCTTAGGTTGACGTTCCTCTTGATACAACAGGTCACCATATTTTTCCTTGAGCTTGGCAATTCTGTCCTTTTGAAATGCAAACTCATCCATCAGGGTTCTGCTATGTATGTGTTCCATCCCACGAATCTTCCAATCAAGTTGAGTATGACTCAATCCTGTGTAGGTAAAATTGCAGGCCTGATAGATATACCCCGTATGTCCGAAGGCTTTGTCAGCGTAGCTCACAACGATTGTAGGCTTTGGCAGTTGCTTCAAAGATTGAGAAACAAAAAACGATTGAGCATTCTTTTGAAGATTGTCATTGGTGATTAGCCTGTTGAGTTCGTACACAATATCCATATACTTATCACCGAATAATGATTTCTTCATTGTAAGAGGTACGGCATTTCCAAATGTGCAAACACCAACAAGAATATCCTCATCAAACAATCCAAAGGAATAAGTGAAGGAGGTCATTCGTTTTAGATAGTGCTTCTTCAGAATCCACTCCTTACACTCACCCTTTGATATTGGCTTAACAGATAAGCTCATAATTCGTAACGCTGCAACCAAAATTCCTCTTCGGTCTTAGCACTATCGTACTGCACCTTGCCCGTGAAGTAAGCTGATTGTATGTGCATCTTCTCAATGTGAAGGTAGGATTCCTTTGTGGCATCGCTGAATTCGGGATGGTTCTCAAAGAACACGGTGAATGGTGTTTTCATTTTAGTATTCATCTGCGGCTACTGACGTTGCCCAATTAATCCACTTGTAGTACAACTGCATATCCATCTTGGTAGGTGGATTGATGATGTTTGAGGTAGGATACGCTCCGATATGGTCTTCGTAGTCGTTCTCCTCAACGTACTCAATAGTCATTTCATACGTGTACATCTTCATTGGCGATTCGTAGCCAAGCCATTCCGCAAGGTATTCTTGGTCGGTTCCTGCTTCTACGGCATCCCAATAAGCCTGCGGCATCTCGTGAGAGTCCTCAAGCCACATCTGAAGGTCATCAATTTCAAATAGCATCTTACAATCCTGCAATTAATTCAACAATAGCCATTGACCCCATAAGGCCGCCAATGATAACGATAGAGGCAATGAGCTTCGCAAAGAAGACCTTGACTTGGTGTGCTGATATTTGTTTCATTTTGATTGGTTTTAAATGATACCCAAATATAATTAAAGCATTGATACCCACAACGCTATGCGCTAAACTGAATATCTATTGCACAAAAAAGAGGGCTATTTGCCCTCCTTCCATTGTGTGTAGCAAACTGCTACCGCTTGGTCTTTGTCTTGGTACTCGCTTCCGATGGCCTCCAAGCATCGTTGGATGTACTCGGATTGCTTTTCGCCTGCGTTAGGTTTTGGAATTGGCATAGTGTAGAAAGGTATTGATTTGATTGAATAGTTGCTCCCTCTCATCTATGCCCTCTTTGCCGTAGTAGACATACACATAGGGTGCGTACTTTTCCTTGTACTGCTCGTTCTTTTGGCGGTGCTGCTCCTTTGCCCTAAGTTGGTAGGTGCTGCTCATCGCCTTATACGATAGCGGCTTAATTTGAAAGCCAAGCATCAGCGTATTGTTGAAGTACATCTCCGCATCAATACAATAGTCGTGGTCTACCTCAAAAGATGTCTTTTTAAAGTACGCATCAGGGAAGGCGTAGTTCAGCTCCTCTATCGTAGCGAGTTCGTGAGCAAAACCATTCCACGTCTGACCGATTACACGGAAGTAGATGTAGTGCTTGATTGTTGCTTCGTCAAGGTTAGGCAGGCGCTTTTGCAGCTCTGCGTAAACATTGCGAAGGCACTCAAAGCCCTGCGTGTCCTTGTAGTATTGTTCCCACCCATCTTGAGTTGGCAGCGTGGTCGTTTCGTAGTAGTCCGATATTAGACGCACACACTCACCAACGTAAGCCTTGCCAAAGAACGTATTGATCTTGGCGTTCTTATTCAGATCACGATACGTTTCGTTGGGAATGTTGTTTTCGTAGAACATCAATAGGCGTTGTATAGTGCCTCTAATTCCTGCAACCTACCACGCAAGCA